TTTTGGAAGGGAAACCAGTGTCCTTGATGCCCTTTAAGCCTTGATTTACCCAGCCCTAAAGGATAGCATTTTATCAAAAGAGGATTTATGAATAGACAACAACGCAGAGCATACAAAATTACTCACAAAGAAGAAATTGAACGGGCCAACGAGAATAAAAAAGCTTTCGAGGTTCAGGTTAGATACTGGAACCTAGGGAAATGGTTTTTCATGATTTCACCGCACAAGTCACTTTTTGGTTTTCATGCTAATATGGATTTAGGACAAGCTAAGGAATACTTTGCCCTGAATTTCTTTTTTAAATCTTATTCGATAGGGAAGATTAAATGACAGCACTCGTTATATTTAAAGATGGAAACCACTTGATTCATCCCTTCGAAGCCAAAAGAGAGGAAACCGCAATAAATATTCCAGAATGGGTTGATATTGTTAATCCCTTTAGCCGGATTGTGACTCGTGTCTTTGCGTGCGGACTTAATAAAAAATGCGCAGTTTACAAGGAATGGTAATGAGCAAGAAAAATAAAAAATTGGTTAAAAATTCAAGTATGGAAATAAATAACGGGCTTACTGAGTTTGTACAGGGCGGTTTGAATCCATTAAGCTACGGGACTCAGGTTTGCCAATCTGACACGCTCTTCAAGAATAACAGAAATTACCTTGTTTCAAACATGCGACAGCTTTTGAGTGAGTGCTATGTCGAGCATGGCCTAGTTCAGAACTTCGTAGATATTCCGGTTGATGATGCTTTTCGAGGTGGGTTTGATGTTAAAACTTCTCAGCTTGATGAAGATGACCTCAAGAAACTCAAGTCGCACATGGAAGACCTGGACGATTTCGAGGTTATTAAGAACGCGTTTAAGTGGTCCAGGCTTTACGGTGGTGCTGGAATCGTGGCGATCACAGGGCAGAAGCACGACCAGCCTCTTGACCACAAGCAAAGTGCATTGCAAGGCCTAGAGTTTATCGCCGTGGACATGTGGGAGCTTTTCTTCTCTCAACAAAATATCGACTCAGAAACGAACAAACTTGAATTCAAGAGAAACAAAGATTTCTGCTTTGATTTCTACGCAAAAAACCTTCATAACTCAAGGGTAATTGTCCTCAAGGGGAAAATTGCTCCTTCATTCGTTCGCCCCCGCTTAAGAGGTTGGGGAGTGTCGGTCGTTGAGTCGATTATTCAATCAATCAACCAATTTCTAAAGACAAAGAACCTCACCTTTGAGGTTCTTGATGAATTTAAACTCGATATTTTTAAAATCAAGGGATTCAATAACAGTCTTTTGACCAAGGATGGCACAGACAAGATTCTTAAAAGAACTGCGCTGGCCAATCAACAAAAGAACTTTCAAAACGCTCTTACAATGGATAGCGAGGATGACCACCAATCCAAACAATTAAATTTCACTGGTATTGCCGAAACAAAGAGAGAAATCAGAATTGAAATTGCGTCTGATTTAAAGATGCCAATGACTAAACTTTTTGGACTCAGTGCATCGGGATTTAATTCCGGCGAAGACGATATCGAAGTCTACAATGGGATGATTGAGTCAGAAGTCCGCAGTAAGGCAAAAAAGCCATGTAGGGAGATAGTAAAGCTTCGTTGCGAAGAGTTGTTTGGGTTCATCCCCGATGACCTTGAAATCGAGTTTATGCCTCTTCGCGTTCTGTCTCATGAGCAAGAGGAGAACGTAAAAACTCAGAAGATGAATAGACTTGCAGTTGCCCATGATAAGGGTTTTGTTTCGACTCAGGAAGCACAAGAGGCAATTAACCGAGACAACTTGTTGCCTATTAAGGTCGATGTTTCTGAGAATGATTTGAAGCAAGATGAGGCACCAGTTGATAGTCCTACCTAGCATCCCAGACGATGTTTACATTGAAGATCTATTAAAAAAAGAGGTCAAAAAGGCCATTAAGTCGCTTTATCTTGAGGTGCTTTCTCAAAAGGAATACGTTCAAAATTCTGGTAACGCCCTTGAGCTTGCCATTATTTCAGGGAAGATTTCCTATCAAGATGGGGTTTTTGTCGGAGAATTTAATAAAACAACGTCAAAAATTCTCAAAGATCTTGGGGCAAAATGGACGAAAAAAGGTTGGAAACTTGATGCCGACAAGCTTGATGCTTATTATCTATCGGCCATTGTTCAGGCGAAGGCGATTGACTCAAAGAAGGTTGAAAGACTCTTAAATAATCTTATGGGCGTTGACGTCAAAAGGATTGCCTCAAAGGCCGACGTTGAACGTATTTATCAAAAGGCCGTCGAGAACATCAATAAGAAGCTGGACGATGGACTAAGGCAAGTGCCCACGGTTCGCGCTCAATTCAGCGAAGAACAACTCGATGGCATCAAAAAAGAATATACCGAAAACATGAAGCTTCACATCAAAGGATGGGCCCAAGATGAAATCGACACGCTCAGGGTGAAGGTTAATGAGAATGTTCGTAAGGGTATCCGCTACGAAGAATTGGCAAAGTATATTGAGAAGCGTTATGAAGCCACTCCACAAAAAGCTCTATTTATTGCAAGGCAAGAAACAAGACTCTTAAGCACAGAGATGAAAAAGCAGAAATATGAAAAAGCTGGTATCACCGAGTTTAAATGGATTGCCAGGAAAGACGATAAAGTCAGGGAAGACCATGCAGAACTTGATGGACAGATATTCAGATTCGACGACCCTCCCATAATTGATTCAAGGACGGGGAAAAGAGGACTACCAGGACAAAGTTTTAATTGTAGATGCGCAATGCGTCCAATAATAGGAAGCTCTATTTCTTAGATTTTAAAATCTTTTTTAAAATTTTAATTTCGCTTAATAGATTTTTAATCTCAATATCTTTTTCTTTGGCATAGCTCTCCATGAAAGACGCATCTTTAATTGCTTCTGCATATTTTTTCGCAAAAACATCAGCGAACCATGCCGCTTCCTTCATTTTCGAGAATTTAAAAAACTTAATACCAACGACATCTTCAAAATATCCCATTTCGTCCTCCAAGTATTTTTTAACCGCCACATGGCGCTACTTTGGTACACCGATTTATCTTGACCACAAAGAAATAACTTATCGTATAAAAAGATTTTTACCCAAGAACTGGTTTTAGGGTAAAATTCTGTAAATTCTCTATATAAAAAAACTACTTGCCCTATTTACTTTTGAAGCTATCATTTAAGATATGAGAAAAAATAGCGTCTATTTAAGCTCACCGGCCATTTATGAGGCCGCTATCGAAGATGAAAGCGGTTCTCCTCAATTCACAAAACGCTTTGATCAATTTCAAAACGCCCTAGATTGGTGTATGGGAATGTGCCAAGAAGAAGGTTACGCCTTCAAGCTGTCAGATATTGATACCAAAAAGGTTTTAGAATCTGGCCGCTTTATGAAAGGCGAATTTGTGCCTTATTGCATTTCACCTGAAGAAAAAAAATCTCCTCTTATTGACGGAATGACGCCACCTATTGATAAAGGCGTAAAGACTGAGCTTGAGCATCGTGACCTTATCGTTAAGATGCTTACCGAGGCCGGCAAGGAAGCCACCGAAGAAAAGATTTTAGCGATAGCCGCCGAAATTGCAAAGGTCCACGAAGAAGAAGACCCTCAATATTATGAAAAACTCGAAAGGATGGAAGCGTAATGGCTAAAAAACTTCCAGAAATATTTTATGGTCTTCATTTTGTTTCTGGCCCTGCGGAATACTCAGGCCCCGACGATAGAATTTATATCAGCGAAGAAACCGCTAAGCACATGGATGCCACTTTCCCCGGAAAGCCTGTTTATGTTGGGCATAAACCAGTTGATTTAGAAAAAATTCAGGAAGCTGATGGATATGTGGTTGAGTCGTTTTTTAACGAATACGACGGCAAACACTGGGCAAAATTCGTCGTTGTTTCTGATGCTGGCCATGATGCAGTTGAGAAAGGATGGAAGTTATCAAACGCCTATCAGCCAATCAAACGCGGCGAAGGTGGACGATGCCACAATATCGAATATGACAGTGAAATTCTCGAAGCCGAATACAATCATCTAGCGATTGTTCAGGTTCCTCGTTACGAGGAAAGTGTCATTCTGACACCCGAGCAGTTCAAAGAATACAACGCAAAGAAAAAAGAAGAATTAAAGCTTCTCCAAAACGAAAAAGAAAAAGTGGAAACAAAAAAGGAAGGTTTTTTTATGTTTAAGTTTTTTGAAAAAAAGGAAATCGCAAACAGTAATGATGTTGCTAATGCGGTTGTTCTCCTTAAGAACGGTCAAGAAGTCTCTGTATCTAAACTCGTAGAAATGGCAAACGCCAAGAATGAAGATGAGGAAAAAGAGAAAGAAGAAAAAGAGAAAAAAGAAGCCGAAGAAAAGAAAAATGAGGCCGACAAGGAAGCTAAGGAAAAAGAAGACAAAGAAAAAGAAAACGCAATGAAGAAAAATGCGGAAGAAGAATCCAAAAAGAAAGAAGAGGAAGAAAAGGCTAAAAAGGATGCTGAGGAAAAGAAAAATGAAATCCTCAACGCTATCGACAATGTTGAAAAGCCAGTCATCCTCGACACATCAATCAATAAGTTCGCTAGAGGCCAACGTCTCTACGGGTCAAACACAAAATAAAAGGAGCTGTTCATGACTCAATTAATTAACCAGTTCGAGATGGGAAAAGAGAAGGGCCAGCTCGATCTAAGATTTAATGCAAATACTTTCTCATGTCGCGCCGATTCGACTCTTGTTCCTGGACAAGCTGTTAAGTTAGTAGACGTTGCTGGTGGTGTTCCTAACGTTACCGCCATTACTGCTGATACTGATCAAGTTTTCGGTTTCGCCACAAAATCAACTCGCAGAGATGCAATTGCAATCGGTGATGTTATTGAAGTTTCTTGTTCTTCAAACGTCATGTACATGGAAGCTGGAGCCGCAATTTCTGTCGGTGACAATGTGATGCCCGTAGTTTCTGGTACAAAAGTTATCGTTGCTTCCGGGGCCACGAAATCAGTTATCGGTGTTGCTCTTGATAAAGCGTCCGCCGATACCGATTTAATCCGAGTCTATATCAAGACAATCGGCGAAAGTCAGGAGCTTGGTTTAAGTGGAACCGTTACTTTTTATGCCGCTGCTACAAGTGGTGGTGCTGTGACTGTTCTTAATACTATCGTTTATCTGAATGGCAAAGTAATTAGCCATTCTCAAGCTTAATAAAGGAGCGACAAAATGAAATTTCCTAAACAGACAATTTTAAATGCTCTTGGTGAGCCTGTCGTTCTTAACGAAAAGGAAGTCAAGATCGCAAAAAACTGTGAACAACTTATTCAGAATGCTGGGTACGAAGCCGACATTACGACTTTGACCACAATTATGAAACAAGTTGTTGAACAGAAATTTTTCAAAGTGGCCCCTGCGGACTATATGCCCGTAAAGGTCGGAGAAGGTGCATGGAGCCGTACTCTTACGACTTACCGATCTTTCTCCCTTGGGGATGATTTCGCCACTGGTATTATTGGCGCTGGATCAAACGCCGCCCGTCAAGCTATGGCAGACACACAGGTAGACACAATCAACGTAGCTCAGGTTCCTTGGGCAAAAAGTATCGCATGGTCAATCTTTGACCTTCAAGAAGCTTCACGATCTGGAAATTGGGATTTGATTACAAGCAAAGAAAAAGCTCGTAAGACAAATTGGGATCTTGGTATTCAAAAGGTTTCTTTCCTTGGCCTTCAAGATGACCTTAACGTTCGCGGTCTTCTTACTCAGTCTGATGTAACGGTCAACACTTCACTCCTTGGAGCAAACTTTATTTCTGGTATGACTGATGCCGACTTTACAACTTTCTGCACAAACGTTTATGAGGCTTATAGAGCAAATTGTAACCGAACTTCTGAACCTACTCACTTTGCTCTTCCAGAAGCCGACTACAACGGATTGGCCGCACCTTTTAGCACAAGTTTCCCTCTCAAGACAAAGCTTCAACATTTACAAGAAATGTTCGCAATGCTCACCATGAATCCTAATTTCAAAATCATGAAGTTGGCTTATGGTAACAGAGCTATTTACAAGCTTGCAGCTGGTGGTTCA